CGGCACTGTGCGCTTGTCGAGCATCACGCACTCTTCCTTCATTACGTCAATCAGCGACATGGTACAACCTCCTCAAGCGATCTTCCGATAAGCGTTTAGTTTGCCACGGAACATGTCCTGCCACGAGAGCAAGCCGCCTGAATTCGCGCCGCTTCCGGTCGCTTTTGTGTAGCTGTACCCTCCAAAGGACTCGGAAGTATATGGGCTTTCAAGAACGGCCTGATTCTTTGTCTGCCAATCGGAAATTTCCTGAACGAGCTTATCGAAGTGCCTCGGAACTCCCATTGCGTCAATAGTGCCGCTGAAAGTTTCCGTTCCAAGCTCGACAGCTTCCGAATTATCATCATCGAAGACTGTCCCATCTGTGTGATAGGTGTAAATCCCATCATTCAGAGCAGAGCCTCTAATACGAAAGCGCTGTCCATCCAGAAGAAAAGGAAGCGCAATCGTGCCGTTGGCCACAGAGAACTTCCCTCTGTGTTCTTCGAGGATGAAGTAGTTATGGACAAAATCACAGACCTGTTGAAGCATCCTTTTTCCCTCTCTTCCGGGAAGTTTTCTTTTCGGCAGGAGCAGGAGCTTCGCTTTCTTCAACGGTCGGTTCTTCAACCTTCCCGATCAGAGGAAAGCCCGCCCGGTTGTCGCTCCCGGACAATTCGGCAAGCCTCTTCTCGCTGACGGAAAGCCCATCACGAGGGAATGTTTCACCCTCGTGATAGAGCCGCTTTCCGTCTTGAAGATCAGCGAAGTCTACCAGTGCCTTATAGCTCATCAACCGCCAGTAGTCTCAGTCACGGACGCGACATACAGAGACTGAGGATTATAAAGCACAGGCATGAACAGAGCAGAAGCCTTAGTCCACAGCACGGCAGGATCGTTCTCGGCCCACTGGCTGACATAGACGAACGGAGAAGCCGCAGAAGCGCCAACAGAACCAAAGGCGTTAGCCGCTTCCAGTTCGGGAGGATCGCCCCACAAGCCAGTACCAATGCGACCGTTGGGATTGGTGGCGAAGAAGCTGACCTTGTTATAAGGGAAGTAGCGATGCTGAGCCACCAGCGGACGGCCATTGGCATCAAAGCCGTTGGGAGTAGCGTAAGTCAGGTCGTTGGTAATAATGGTGTTGATGCCAAACTCCTCAGACAGATACGCATCCAGAGCCGTGCGCCGCACCAGCGCCTCCGCACCCAGCGCACCGTTGATAGCCTTCTGGATCGCCAGATTGCCACGGAGCTTGGTCAGGACGGCGCGAGGCAGAACGATGCCAGTGATAGTGATGCCCTCATTGGCCGCATTATCAACGATCGTCTGGAGCTGAGTCGGAATGTCGCTCTGAGCGCCAGCACCGAAATCCAGAGTCAGATTCAAGTGGTTGTTCGGGACACCGTAATCAACGGTCAGGTCGAGATCGTTCTCCTTGATCGTAACCTTGCCAGTGGCCAGAAGCTCGTTCTTCGCAACCTTGGTGCGAGTTACGACCTGATCGGCCAGTCGCAGACCGTCATTCATGACGTAATCGTAAATGGCCTGATCGCCCTGAACACCGGAGTGCTTCAGTTCGCGCAGACGCTCAGACTGGTTGATCTTGACCTTGATCAGGCCCTTTTCAATGCTCTGGGTGTCAACGGGAATGCGGAAAGTCTTCTGAGCCTCGGTGTCAAAACCGTGGAACTGGGCCATCACGGGAATCTGATATTCAGCCGCAATAGACTGCCAATAGGCAACAAGGTTGTCCGTGCGCTCATCGCCAAACAGACCATCAATGGGATCGTTTGGACGGGTCACGTCAAAGCCGACAGTCAGCCAGTCCTGTTCCGGGATGAAGCCGAGAATATTGTTTTTAAACAGCATTTTTCATCATCCTTTCATCAGGTTGCTTCAAAAACGGGACGAGTAATAGCCGGAACAGTATTCACAAAAGTGATTTCTTTCATGGCAGTTACAGCGTCCGCTACAGGAGCCGCAGGAAGCAAATTCTTATAAACATGGCCACGGGTCACAACAGAACCGGGCATAGCACCAGTGGTCACATCTACATCCTCATAGACAATACCTACAGCAGTAGAGCCATTTGCCGGAAAAATAGCACCAGCAGGAACAATCTTAGTGCCATCGGCACGGGTTACAACCTGAGCATGGTTGGCAGGAATGGTCTTGGTCAGCCGAGTGCAATCCTCGTTGTCCACAAGGAAATAGCCAGCCTCAAAGCCACGACCAGAATCATTGGCATTAAAGCTCATGTGTTTTCATCTCCTTTTTTAAGTTTGCGGATTCGGAGTGGGTGTCGGAGTCGCGCCATAACGCTGTTCATGAAATCGCTTCGCCAATTCTGCGGCGCGGCTGTTTGCACCGCTCGGATTGACGGCGGGAGGTGTAGGAACGGGAGCGCCTTTGTGTGTCTCATTGGTGATAAAGCCGCCCCACTTCTGCTTGATGGCTTCTTTCAAAGCATCAGCATTTTCCAGCTTTCCGTCCTTGTCCAGCTTCATATCCTTGAAGTCAGTCACTCCAAGAACAGCATCGAGTTGCCTCTCGCCAACATGCTCTCCGACAAGCAGTTCACGATAAGCGGCCTTGACTGCGGATTCCTTTTCCTTGGCTTCCACAGATGCCTTGTAGTCCTTTAGCTCCTTCTCTTTTGACTCATACTTGCCCTTCCAGTCCTCGCCGCCCTTGAGGTTGTCAAGCTCGGCCTGAACCTTTGTGAGCTTTTCGGAATCGGCCTTGAATTTGTCCCTGTCAGCTTTCAAGCCCTCAACCGTTTCAGTATGCGCGTCAATGATGGTTGCCACCTGTTCATCGGTAAGCCCCATGCTCTTCAGTAAGGAACGAGTTACAGCCATTTTTTACACTCTCCATTTCTTTGTGCTGACTTCTTCCAGCAAGTGTAATGAAAGGTGTGTTCTTTCACCTTTGATGTAATTCTAACACGGGTGTGTTTTTTTGTAAAGAGGCAAATTTATTTCTCGAATTATCCCTTCAAGACTTCTTTCAAAACTTCCTTGTAATCCTCTTTGTGGTTTTCGATTGACGGCCTTAGATACGGACGCTCAGTCATTTTACTTGTTCCAAGCTCAATATAACTGGCATAAGAAACGTTGCTCCCAACGACCACAACATACTTTTTCCCGGTCGCGTCCTTCGGAATATCACCGCCACCATAATCACCGACAATGTTTCCGCTTTTGTCAGTGTATTCGTTTACGCTCAGCTTACCGCCAGCCATCCCGTGTGCCACGGAGTTACGGAGACGTCCCGTGTCCACAGCGCCGCTGTCTGTCAGCGATTGTTTTGCATAGCTTTCAGCAAGACCACCAATAATCTCGCCAGCCATCATGAGCTTTTTTTCTAATTCCTTTTCAATTTTTGGAAGATTGCTGGTGACCTGTGCCACGCCGATCACTCCTCTCTGTCGAAAAACTCGCAATGCTCTCCGCGAAGCGTAATCCCGGTCGGCTTCATTTCAACCCCTTCAGGATACATGTCACAGAAGCACCGGGTCGCGCCAATCGGGATTTCTTTCCCGTCCAGCTTGATAGTTTCCACATCCCGGTAAATACAATCTGTGCATTCAATCGTGTCCGGATTCGCCCATTGACCGTGCATGTCAAATTCGTCATTGTTCGGCATTCAAGATTCCTCCTTTAGCGCTTGTGGCGAGTGCGACCGTTGTTGTAGGTGTCCTCATCACCATACTTAAAATAGCTCGGCTGTTCCACAACTTCAAGTTCGATTTCATAGTTATTTCCCCTTTTGGTGAAGTTTGAAACTCTAAATGACGTGCCTCGCTGAAGAACGATTTCTGCCTCACCACCAACGCTTGCATAACTTTGTCCAGATTTATAAAGTCCGCGAGGGCTTGTGTCTCCAAAATAACTCTGCGGTTCTGCATAAATAGCCTTGGTTCCTTTTGGAGCAAGAATTTTATAATGAACTTGACCACCAAACCCTGTGCCAGTAGCAATACCAGTGGATGTGAACGCATGGTTTGTGAAAGTCTGGTTCATAATAATACTTTTCAACTGCTCAAAACTCGAAGCGGAAGACGAGTTAAGCAGTTGACTTGCCCGATCAAACGAAATCAACTGGCTCTCCAGCAATCCAGCCAAACCGCCAGTATCAGAACCACGAACGAGCCAGCAACTCTCCGGAAGAACGCTTTTTTCGATTGCCTGTGTTGCCGCAGTAATCGCTTTGTGATAAGAAACGTGTCCGTCAACGGCAAACTTCTTAAAATCCCTCGTGTCGATTGTGCGCCAAGAGTCTTCATGCCCCCAGACGGTTTTATCCATTCCGATGAAATTGCTTCTGCTCCAGCCATCATGATAACCGGACAGAGACTTGTTCATCGGATTAGAGTTTCGAGTATACTCCCAGATGCCGTACTTTTGCTCATCGGTCAACGTTGGCCATATTTTATCAAGATAAGCACGATGGGCTTTATCTGCATCGCGTTTATCTCTGTACGATTTCGCGGCCTTTTTCTCTGCCGCTGTGAGCGGTTTTAAGCCGCCTCCGCTGGCGATGGTAGTTGTACCCGACTGAGCCGCTTGAGCGGCCTGTGTGGCGCTTTCTTGGGCTAACAGCGCGGAATATTCTTTGCCGTGCTTCTCGAACTCTTTAAGATCGGACAGAAGTCCCTCGAACTTGGATTGCTTTGCGCTGTCTCCGCTATTTTTTGCTTGCTCAATCTGATCCTCGAAGTATAGCTTTTTAGCATCGATCTTGTCTTTCTTGTCTTCATAGTCTGCATATGTCACATCGTCTTTCCAAATGCCGGAGAAGGTTTTATGCAATTCTTCATCGCTGACTTTTGGCGCTTCCGGATCTGGTGTCTTTTCTTTGTGCTTGACTGTGTGTGTTTCTCCAGCCTCTTTTTTCTCAAAGTAAGTCTTAAGATAGCCATCCAGCTTTTCTGCGTTTTCCGGAGAAAGATTGTCGCTTTGATAAAGCTCAAACACGTCCTTCGGCTTTACGCCAAGTTCGTCACTGATTGATTTAAGTTCCTTGCCAAAATCTGTCGAGAGCTTATTGTTGACGGAAGCAAGCTCCTTTTTGAATTCTGTGATTCCTTTTCCTTGAATAGCTTCATACGCTTCCAAGTGTGCTTTATCATCGCTGGTTTTGGTAATCGTCTTTTCTACAAAACCGTCAATTTTCTTTGTTGTTTCAGCATCGAGATCGCCGTCTTTGTACGCCGTGAAAAAGCTCTTTCCAGAATATCCGTTTGCATCATAATATTCTTTTTTTAAATCTTGCCACTCTTTTACAGCTTCCGTTTCTTTTTTGTCATATAGCTGAGAAGTCACTTGCCAATCAGACATCGACTTTGCTTTTTCTTTTACAGGATTAAAAACTTCTGATATTTCAGGCGCTTGCGTTTCGGTTCCTGTCATACTATAATACTTTTCGAGGAGTTTGTCTATTTTTGTTTGTTGTTCTTCTGGCATCAACCCAGCCATATATTCATTACCAGCAAATGACGGAGTCTTCCATGATCCTTTTGACGCATCTTCAAGAACCGTTTGTATTTCGGATGCGATTTCTGGATTTTTACCCTTAATTTCATCCATCACTTCGTCAAAATACAAATGACCATCATCCGCGATGCTTTGAATAATATCCGAATGTGTCCATTCTTCAACAGTTTCTTCCGCTTCGGCCAGCTTGACACTCGGATCAACATTTTTCAAAATTAGCTCATCAATTG